TGTGTGTGTGTTGTGTGTTGTTAGTAAAAATTCAATGAGAGCTTTAATCCATAGATTCAGTAGTTCCATGAATTGAGCAAAGCTGATTAAAATGTTCATAGGCTTCATCATAATCTGTGAATAAAGCTGGGGTTTCATCCACCCACTCTTCCACATAATTTTTACTGTAAGTATAAATCCCTACACAATAGATATAATCCTCGTCATTTACTGAGTAAGGTGTGTCCGAATAGTCAGCCATTCCGACACGAGATTTATAGTCTGAAGATTCCCCCTCGTATGGCTCGGAAGAAGTAGTGATGTCTGCGTTAATTTTTCTAATATACATAATGTGTGTTATTGTGTTGTGTTGATTGGCTTGTCTCGTCAGTTGCAAGCAGCCACCTTGCAAGACACCCGAAGGTGTTTCGACTATCTCGCAATATATTGCTTAATATATTTGTCGTTTAACATGGCTTCTATTCTTGACTCATACAAACCGAAATCCACCCCAGCTGCTTTACCCTCTTCGTAACTGAATTTTAAAGCGTTGTAGGCTTTGCGAGTGATTAGTTGGATTCTGTGGTGGAATGAACCCCAAGTAGTCGCCTTGCTGGCGAACTCTTTAAGATTAGCACCGATATTAAAATCGCCTACTAGCTCGAATAGGTTGCTATAAAGGCGAGCAACATTGGTTTTGATAAGGTCTTGATGTGTTGTGTTTTCCATAATGTTTTTGAGTGTTTTAATGTGTTGTTCCTTGTGAACGCCAACCATTATAACATACTTGTCAACCCCTATTGAATAAGCACCCTAGAGAGCGATAGAGCAAAAACACACATTGACAAAAAGACACCCAAAGCCACCCAAAGAAAACACCTCGCTGCGAAGCAACAAAACACCCCTTGAAACCCCCAGCAATAAATATAATATCCAATGCACCCCACGCAAGCACGCACCCCCTAGCTAATTAGTGACAAATTGCGAGCCACATGCACGCACACCCCCATGATGGGGAGCAAAAATTTTCCCATATATGCGTATACCCTTTCAGATTTTTGCACCAAAACTAAGGGCTTTTCGATGGGTACACTTTTTCAAACACATAGTGTACACCTGTCATAAAGAAGGAGATGAATATACCAAACAATGTAACACTCCAATCACCAAACCAAAGTCTAGCTATGAGTGTACAAATAATAATTGATAATATTCTCCAAACTATAACTTTTAAAATCATTAAACAAAAGACCCCCTGGAGAAACACACAAATCCCCAGGAGGTCACCTTATACATATATGATTATAACACAAACATTAACATACGATTAAAATTCTGTACTATCCTCCTCATCAATGTCTTCTTCCCACACGATGTCAAGGTTATTATCGACATTTGGTAATAAACCATCTTTAAGTACCTTAGAAGCCACATCACATAGACCTAGAGCAGCGAAGCTATTGTTATACTCTACATCACACTCATGGGGTCTTTTGGAAGCCACTATTAGGTAATTCTCAAAGTGTTCACCTAGTATAGCTTGAGCTTGTTCTAGGGGTGTTAATATCTCTTCAGGTTCTTCCATATATTTAAAGTCTCTCAATAGTAATAGTAATAATAATACCTATTAACATAGTCTATTATTAGGTTCACTTATTGACACTTTAAGTGTACCATAGGGGAATATTAGCCCTCCTATTCCTTCCTTCTTGTAAGTCATTGATATTGTTACTATTATGAAATCCACTTATTAACACCAATAGACCCTTGTTTTCTCTTATGGAATGTGTTCTCAAAAGCTAGGAGTTCTTCTTTAATAAGGTCTTGTTTGCGTTCTTGAATCTTGTTATCGGCATCTTGTGCCATTTGTTCTACCCAATAGCCTACAGCCATAGATAGAGCATCAAGTCTATCGTCATGGGTTATAGCACCTCTATCTCTTGTTATACGAGACATCTGATAGAACAACTGGTACTTTAGTTGACTTTCAGGTTTATATCCACTGCAGCTATCATAGTCCTTACGGATTACTTTGGGGTCAACCACGAGTTTATGATTAGCCATAACAGGCTCTAGGGTTTCAATTATTCGTAGTTCTTTTTGTTTAGAATGACGGACTTCTTCGATAGTGCAGGGATAAACCTTATTAAGTATGGGTCTGAGTAGTTCTACGAACATACCATCACCAAAATTGGATTCTACTATGATAGCATTAACATTGTGTTCTTTTGCTATCATGGTTAAATTCTTTAGGGTAGTCTCGTCATAGCCCCCACTGAGACCACCAGCTTCAGGCACAAAGAGTGTACCATTGAGCATCTTGACGACTGCATAACCAGTTTCGTCTTTACCACGACCTGATGGGTCAATACTTAGAACACTACCAGTGAACTTGATGTGTTCACCTACAGTGGTCATAGGGCGATAATATCTGTCCCCTGAGAGTCCCACATTGGGAATACTACCATCGTACTCTAGGTCAGGGGAAGCAGCCCACACGAGCTTCTCAGGTGCTACCTCGTTGTCTATAGGTGTAACGATGAGGTCACTGAGTTTTAGTGGGTATCTATCAACATCGCTCAAGCGAGCATCCAACATGAATTGCATAGCGAACCCAGCAGAGCCATAGGATATTTGGCGTTCTCGTAGGTCGATGTTAGAAAATCTAGTTGGTTCAGTTGAGTCTCCTTCTTTCTCAGAATCCACACAGAGGTGGCTCACAGTGCCGTTATAGGCAGTTTCGTTCTTACTTGGGGTGATGTATTGGGAAGTCCACACACGAGTCTTGTAGCCCCTCTCAGATAGCTTATAATAGATTGTGTCTTCACACTGTGGTGTACCTAGAACTAATACCTTAGAGTCATCATTGGGTTTGAGGATAGCATCGAACTCTTTGATTTGTTCTCCGAGCTTATCTCGCATTGTTTGGGTAGCACTGTTGTTGGGTACTTCCACATCGTCTGCGACTATGATGTCTGCACGAGAACCAGTTAGCTGTGAGGTAACACCGAGCGACTTGACTGATGGGGCATGGGAAGCTGGGGCGAGTCCAACATCGAAGGAGATTTTAGAAAACCTCTGATTAGGTTTAGGTCTGAGGTGTTCGAGTATATCAAGTTCATGGATAATCCTAAGCGTAAATGTAGAGAAATCGTCTGCTCTAGTTTTTGAAGCCGAGACAACAAGGATGTTTTTGCTTGGGTCGAGGAGCAGTTGGTGTACAACGAAAGCAGAGCATATCCACGATTTTCCAACTCCTCGGAAACCTTGGATAATAGCTCTTCGGTCTCCTGACTGCATAAAGGAAGCAATCTCATATTGGATAGGGGTAGGGTCAGGAAGGTTTAGTTCTTTCCATACAATATAAAGGAAGTTTCTAAAGTCCTTTAACTGTTCAGGTACTTCCATAGGTTATTCATTGTAAGCTCTTATGACCTGGTCTACATTAGGGTCTTTAAAAGGTAAGACTTTTACTAGCTCATTCATTGGATTATCATTGGTAACTGTTGCAGATATATTGTTGTCCTTTAACATCTGACGAGCAGCGTTAAGGTCACTTGGGGTTGCATTACCACTTTTAATCCTATGTATGAACTCGTCAATAAGAATATCCTGTAAGTTGTTAAGTTTTAAAGATTTATCACTCATTATTTAGTTCCTTTAATATTTTGATGACTAAGTAAATAAACGAAGCTACACCAACAAAGATGGCTACAAGTATATTTACATCTGCGAGAGTAAGAGTGCCGAGTAACCCAAGGAAACCGACAAGCGAGGGGAAGTGTTGAGATTCCATTTTAGGTTGTAAAATAGGTTAAGTTAAATGCCATTTCAGCGTTTGTATTTATACCTGAGTTTTCAGCTTGTAAGGTAAGATTAGTGCCTGTATTATAATGGATATGAGCATAAGATTGTCCTTTATTTCCGAACACGAAAAAGTCACCTATTTGTCCTGTTTGTTGATTAAGTCCATGAGTTACTATAGCTGAAACATACGCACCTCCATCATTTGCTACAGGAAAAGGTAAACTCAATCGTATCGCACCTGTTGGACTGCTTACACTAGCAACTCGTGCATCA